CAAGGTAAGGTATTGAGATATTGTCTTAATGGACATATCTAATACTGACTGGTGTTGAGGTGACAACTGGATTCCTTCTTTGTTGTAGTCAACCCAAGCAATACCTGTACCTTCTACAAAGTACATGAACTTATCCATGTCCCAGTTTTTAGGGATCATGTTAATGTCAAACTGAGCAATAATATCTTTGCTTCGTGCAATAGCTAGTTCAAGACGGTATTTGTAAATATTGTAATTGAGCTGATAAGCTATTCCTAGGCTTACCAAAGAAATGCTCTGAGAGTTAATGTCAGAGTATTTTCTTCCATTGATTGGAAGTTTACATCTAGAAGGATTGTCTAAGCTATTACGTTGATTCTTATATGGAAGAATGTTAACAAAGAATCTTCTATCAATTCTAGTCCCCTCCCATACTTCGTTCACCCACTCCCATTCCATTTTAGCTCCGAGATCTTTGAGTTCCTGAGGCATTTTGTATCCCTCTTCTACTTCAATCATCTCAGTATTTCCTGTATTAGGATCGTCATAAGTCACAAATCCAATACGTTTTCTACTCTTCCAGTAAACTGTTATTATCTCAATTAACCTGTTACGGTATACGTTATCATCTGCTCCACTAGCTTCTGCTCTATATAATAGGTAAGCTTCAGCTGATGTATGTGTTGGAGATTCTAGTTCAAGAACCTGCTCATCGGATAGATATTCACCAAATATGTCAATAATGGTAGATGCATGAGAATACTTTCTGATGATGGCCCAGTCGGCATCTTCAACAAAATCAATGTCAGGATCTTTGTCATAATCGATATCTAAGGGATTAACTATTTCGTAAAATACTTCATTTCTTCTTACCCCTTTATGTGAATATGTCTCTCCTGTAACCAAGAAGTGGAAGAATAGCTTTTGAAATTTATCATATACTTCATTGTAGTACATCATATAATTCAAAGCTGCTTGCCCCATTACTGCTCTGTGGTCTACATAGCTTCTGTTAAATTCATCTGCTACTTGCTTTGGAAGAGGCGGTTCTTCTTCTTCAGGTAATTCTACTTCTTGCTGTTTAGCTAACTCTGCTAAGAACTTATTCTTAAGGTTAGCTAGTATCAAGTTCTGAAGAGCCTCTTCTTTAATGCTAATTGAATCAGCATTTTGCACAGTAACTGTGTATTCTAAAGGACGTTTAGACTTCTCCCCAAGCAGTAGATCTACAATAGGTTTGATGATAGGGTAATTCCGCATCTTGGATGGGAAGTGGCTTCGTGTTTTGCCATAAGGCTTTAGCACGTAGTTGTAATCTTCTTCATCGATTACCCCGTTATAGTAATCGTATAGAGATTTTAGGTAGCTGCGTCGTTCACTAATACCAAACTTTGAGAGATTGATAAAAGCATTAACACAGTCTTCTTTCCACTTGTCATCTTTTTGAGAGAAGGGGATTCGTTGCTTGGGTATTGTAGCTTGTCCGAACATTAATACAAAAGTAGTTTTGTTTTACAGCGGGTCTTTGAATGAAGTGTATTTCCTAATTTGTTTAGTATATAACACTCTTACTTATAGAGTTTATCGAACCAATCGTTACTAGAGTTATCAGTCTCATTGAAGCTTAACTCTTTGTTATACAGCTCTCTAGTGTGGTACATCCCCACCATTAAAGCCATGACACGGTCAAAGTTACCCTTCCTGTTAAACTTAATTAACTCTTGCAACAATGCAAGGTCGTAAATCTTCTGCAAGTTAAGGGTAATATTGCCTTCTTCGTCAGCTCCTCTACCACTAATTAACCAATCTCTTATATAAAGTTCTCCTTGGGCCTTTCTTTGGTCAGTCATATGCATACCGAACTGACGTTTTACATTCTTACTTCGGAGCTCTCTTTTATCTAACATTTCAAACTCTTCTTGAAGCAGGTGCATTTTCCTAAACCTTTTAGCATAGGCAATAACTTCTCCTCGGTCATTCTCAAAGCCTATCTTAGCATTGTAGTATTCTGCAAGCATAAATAGAGTTCTGTTGTATTCATCCTGAGTTTGAGGGCGGCCTACATAAGATGCTACTATTAAATCGTCTGGTTTAGACATGTTATTAGGGACTTTAATAACATAAGCAGCACCAAGTGAGCTAGAACTTGTAGCTTTACCCTGTGCATACGGGTCATGGCAGATAACGTACAAGTTTTTTGGGGTTATCTCCTCTATTTCTGTTTTAAATGGAGGCTCGTAGATTACTACAGCCCCAGTTAAGTCATCATCTTTTCTGTGAGGAAACTTGCTAATTGGTCTGAGGTTGCCGTTAAGCATAAAGTCTGCTTTCCCTTTAGTATTGTAATACATCTCCCCTACTACCCCAATAGTATCCAGATTACCAGATATTACTCGGTTGTACTGTTCTTTTAGAGAGTTAACGTCGAAGGTATTAGCTGTTACTTGTAGTGTTGCTTCTTGTGGACTAAATGGATGTTCAGCTATGTACTGATCATAGGACTTTGGGTCGTTACCTTTCTTTTTCTTTTCTCTTTGTTCTTCCTCGTATTCAATTGCAGCATTGACTAAGCTGTTTCCGTTTTCATCTATAAATCCGTCTAAGTTTTTGTAGATTGGAACGAAGTAACCACATATTGTCCCCATAGCCCCAGCATCCCAGTCGTTCTCAAACCCTAAACAGTTGTAAGCATCAGGGTGATAGAACAATTCTTCTAGTCCCTCGAATCCAGGGCCCTCTTCTCCACCAGTTCCAAAGGCAACCATAGTACCTAACGTCTTAGAACCTTGTCTCATTGTAGGCATAGCTACCTCCCAAGCTTTAAGCAAGCCTGAGAATGAACCTGACTCTTCGAAGAAGATTAACTCTCCTGCTTTACCACGTATCTTGTCTGGGTCGTCCTTTAGTGAAACTCCGATTATCTGTGACTTAAACCCTAAGGTTACGTCAGCTCCGTTTACGTTCTTCTTATAGCCTGATTGCTTGTGCATCTCCCTATCTATAAGTCTAGGCTGTGTCCAAGCTGTGTTATCATCTATAAAAGATATGATATCCCAAGCTTTAGACAACATTCCATCCCCAGTTAGGTATTGTTTATCTGATGCAAATACGAAGTTTTTACTGTTTCTTAGATGGAAGTAGTTCCTACATAGCATTGCTGCGGCCTTGTAGGAGAAACCCTTACGTCTAGCTTTGAGTACAACCATGTGTTTGTTCTCTTTTCTAGCCTTATCTACAGCATTAAAGTACTCAAAATCCCCATCATAAAATGCTGGAAATGACCTATCTCTTCGTGAGATCACCTCTCCGTCTGGCTGTTCTTCATCTATAATCCTATCAATAGGGCAGTAATTAAGGTAGAAATAGTGGAATCCTGATATCTTAACCCCATTTATCTCATGCCCGTGCATGCATTTAAACTGTTCACTATCCCAATAGTCGTAGTACTGCTTGGTTCCAGGCAGGGCATCAGTGTAGTGCCCATACTCGATATAGTGCTTTGCAACTTTTGAGAATAGATGGGTATCTTTTAGCATTATTCACTGTATTTGTTAGTCTTAACTCCTGCTCTATTAGGGTTATCCTTAGCCTGTTGCTTCTGGACCAGTTCTTCTAGTCTATCTAGGCCTTCGATTACCTCCCCAATCTTAGATAGGTTAGCTACTAGGTCCTTAGCTTGGTATACAAGCTTGCCATTCTCATCCATAACCGTAAGATCGATGTCTTTGAAGTACTGTTCTAGCTTATTAACTGCAGACCTAGCTGATTTAAGCAGCTTGATAGCATGTGTATCAGCTAACTCTCTGTACTTCTGCAATCCTGCATGTAAGTTAGGGGTAGATGTAACTTTTAAGTCTTCAACTAGCTTATCTTTCCTTTCTTTCTCATCATAAGCTGCATAGCTTGACCTATGATCTGCAAAAAAGTAGATAAATGCCAACTCTTTAGTAGTTAACTTCTCAAATTCTGGGATAGTCAGTGCATAAGCTGACGGAATAACTACATTGTTATTTAGGGTTAGCAAGTCTTTCATTTTTGCGCCTGGTTTTTTCGTTTAGATGGGCTATACGTTCACTTTTTGCAGAGAACGACCCAAAATATTGTAATCTAATAGCTTCAAACTTCCCCTCTTTCATGACTTTAGTCACGTACTTAAACTGATAGTACACAATCTCCTCTACTTTTTGCAGAGGCAGGTTATGTT